ATGTCCGTCTCCATCATCCTTTCCCGCCCCGTGGCGTCATGCGGGGGCCGCGCCCCTCTGGCATGGCTCTTCAAGAAGCTGGCCCACGCCGGAGAGTGCCGCGCCATCGTCGAACTGTGCGAGCGCTTCTCGTCGCTCGACGCGCCGGTGCGCTTCTTAGTCCACGGCGCAACGCTCACCGTTGGCGCAGACCCGACGCCTCGGCTACAGAGGCAGACTGGCAGCGCGGCGGGCTCTCACTTCTATTCCGTGGAGGCGATGGCATGAGCGCACATCACGACCCCATCTATCCTGATGTCTCCGCCGTCGTTGCCGGACTCAACCGCCTGGTCGACGACCTGTCAGACGTGCAGACCGATGCCAGAACCGCCGTGGCGCGCATCATGGAAAGGGGCACCCGCACCGGGGGAGGGCGCCTGCCGCGCGTCGTGACGCTGGACGCCATCGCCTTGCAGCTTCGCTGGCTGGCCGACGATGTGCTGCATATGCAATCGGCCCTCACCGGGAAGGAGACGCGCCATGCAAACTGACCCCATCACCCGCCTGTTCACCCACGCCGACGCACTACGCATGTTGGCCAACAAGACCGAAGAGGAATGCGGGGGCCTCTCGCTCATCATGCGCCTTCTTGCCAGAGACATCGAACAGTGCGGCGAAGAACTCGAGGCCGCCGACGCTGGCCCCTCAGCCAGGGACAACCCCGATGCTGACGACACCCCGGAACATCTCCCCGGGCAGCACCCCGCCGATGACAAGGCCGACGCCCCGCACGACTAGCCCGACAGACCAGACTGGCCCGACTGGCGGCTGACCAAACGAAAGCCCCCGGCGTCATGCAACGCCGGGGGCTTTCATATGCTGTAAAGATTACCGACACTGTCGGTCTTTATAACAGTCGTCTTCACTGCAAATAAAGCTGGAGAGCCATGCCCTATGCAATAGATACAACCTGTTGGCTTGTATACCCATCAGGTCGAAAACGGCTTCGTTGCGTTGCACAGCTGTGCTGTATCTATATCTGTCTATTGCTATATACAATGTCATTATTGGCATAGAGATTGCTTTTTTGCAATCAACAACGAGGTGAACCATGGCACGAATTATAGCAGGAATCGCAATGACTTTTTGGCTTTTCACAAATGTAACGTCAGGCATGTGCTATACGCTGTACGCTGGAACAAGTCAGGATTACGCGACAAGCCCTGCAACATACCTAGCGAATCAAGATGATGGTTTATATTATGGAACAAATGAACATTATGCATGGAATGCAAGTGTCGATTTGAATGGATACAGAATGAGGGTTTCCGTTGATAATGCTCAAAATATATCTTCTGGTATATATGAAAGATGGGCTATACGTGGTCTGACTAACAACTTAAGGGTTCCAATTCTAATTCGCCTAGTGTGTGAAGGCTATTTCACGAATCCAATGCCATATGCTGAAAGTTCGATATATGGATTTATAAACACGCAAGATAGAAGTGGTCTGCGAGTATATTCTGAGACTGTATACGGAGGTCGAGAATCTTGGAGTACAAGCAACGCAGAAAGCGGTTACTCAATTGAAAGAGGTAATAATGGTTTTACAAGATTCGAAATATGGCACACACAGTATGTAACGCAGTTCTATAGTTGGTTCGAAATCTTCTCAGGCATCGAAGCGAGTAGGTTTGCTAATTTTGGAAGCACGGCAACTCTGTATGCCTCAGCCCCTGACGGCCTTGAGATAAGAACGGAGAGCGGCTTTGCAGTCCCGAAAGCTGAAAGCACACTCCCGACTCCTGAGCCTTCGAGCATGTGCCTCTTTATGGTAGGGTTGCTAGTAGTTTTGATCACACATAGGCGATTGGCATCAGCGGGTTGACAACTCACCCCAACAGCAACTGTACCTGCCTTCTCCCCCCGCATTCCCTGATAGCCTCCCTTGTCGCCTCCGGTAGATCAAGAGCCGAAGGCGACAGGGTGTGGGCAAACTCCAGATTCATGACGAAGCTGTGCCCGCATTCGGCGTTGGTGCATACGCAGTAAAGGCGTGTGAACTGCGGCGTCATCTCGCGGCGTGTGGTGATGATGGCTTTGCTGTGGCAGCGGTCGCACCGTATGAGCATGGTGTATCCTCCTTCAAACCCACACAATGCCACGCCTTGCGCGTGCGTCAACGGGGGCAGTGTGCCCTACCCTTCAGGGGGCAGCGGATCGAACCGCACCTGCAACGCCGGGGGCAGGTGGTCGTTCACTTCAAGCAGCACCTCGCGCACGGGCTGCACCTCGTTACGCTGGTACACGGCATCGGCCTTGGTGATGTCGCCAAGCCCACCCGCCGCCGTGGGAATGATGCTCGCCATGGCGGGCGGTATGCGGTGCGCGGCGATGATGTCGTCGCGGCTTATGTTCTTGATCTTCTCCAACTCGTCTTTGGTGCTGAAGTCGCCCACAGGCAATATCTGGATGTCCTTCTCACGCCCGTTGGGTATGTGCAGGAACATGTTACGGAAGTTGCCTATGCCCCGGCTGCCCTCGATGGCGGCACGGATGCGCTCGGTGTCTTCATGCTGCATGGCGTTGGAGGCCGAATAGAACACGTAGCCCATGTGCGCGCCGTTGCGGTAGTAGCGCCGCCGAAAGAGCGTGGCGTCTTCGTTCAGCAACATGCTCTGTATGGCCCCAAGGTAGGCGGGCAAGCCGTAGATGCCCTGACATACGTCGTAGTTCTTCAGGTGCACCACGTCGCCGGGGTCGAAGGCGGTCAGCTGCCCGGCGGCGTCCAGCAGGCCGTAGCAGCCTTCCTCCTTCATGCGCCGCATGTTGATGGCGGGCAGGTGCCGCAGGGCCACCACCTCGCCGTACCAGTTGCGGGCCTTCAGCAGATAGGCGTTGGCGAACACGGCATAGTCGGTGACGGCGGCGTGCATGTCGCGCCGCGTCAGGGCCGCAGAGGGTATGAAGCCACGCATGTACATGTTGGCTTTGAACTCGAGGATGGGGCCGTGGTAGGCGTTGGCGCGCAGCAGCCGGGCAAGGCCCGTCAGCGGCACGGGCGGGCCGTAGTAGCGCCCGTTGTCCAGCAGCCATACGCCGAGGTTGTCGTACACGGCCCCGGCAAGCACGGGTTCCGGGTCGCCCCATTTGAAGGCGACGGCGTTCGCGGGCGTGGCATCGGCGGTCGCGCCCTGCGGGGTATGGCTGGCGCTGTGGAGGCGGGCCTTCTTTCTTCTGCTCATGGTTCCCTCGTTACTGGCTGATGGCCACGGTGCAGCGAGTGGACGCCCCGCGCCGCGCCAGCGGTTCTGCCGCCAGCGCGTGCATGATGGCCCACGCCACGTCGGCATGGCCCGTGGTGGCATTGCGGGTGGCTGCGTAGGTTATCTGGCCCCTGTCTGTGGTGGTCTGGCGAATGGTCATGAAGGCGTGGGCGATGTCGGTCTCGGCGGCGTCCCATTGCAGCCGGCCCTCTTCGATGACCTCGCGCGCCTTGAGCACCAGCATGGCCTTGGACTGCACGCCATAGTTGATGGGCGTCGCCACCGGGCAGAACTGCTGCACCTGCTCGAAGACGCCTATGCCCGGCCCCGTGGTGTCGATGCCAAGGTGGGCGAAGCGGTACTTCTCTGCCAGTTCGCGGATGCGCTCGGCCTGCCACAGGTACGAGCGCCCCTTCCATTTGTGCCGTTCGATGCAGCGTATGCCGCCGCCGTCGCGCAGGTCGGGCAGCAGCACGGCGAAGGAGGCGTCGTCGCCGCTTCGGGCCGGGTCGTAGCCGCCCCATACGGGCAGGTTGCCCACGGGATGCGGTTCGCCCTGGCGCACGTCCTGCCAGTCTGCGGGGTCGACCATGCAGGCCTCGAGCTGCGCCAGCCTGAACACGCCCTGTGTGTCGTCGATGAACTCGCAGCCGAAGAGCTGCCTGAACTCCTCTGGCGTGTATTCGAGCTTCAGCTGGGCCACGTCGAACAGGTCGCAGCCGCCCGCCTCGGCATCGGCAAGGGTGATGATGTTGCGGAAGTAGGTGTCGGGGCAGAGCACCCCGGCGCGCATGGCCTCGGCGTCGGGCCACGGTCTGGGCTTGGAGAAGCGCCGCTGGAACGTCTCGCCCGACCACAGCGGATACGCCTCGTGCGTGATGGCCGACGGGGTTGAGAAGAGTGTGCGCCGCCATCTCTTGTGGGCTGCCATGCCCGTGGCGACCTTGAAGAGTTCCTTGAACTTGGTGATCCAGAAGAACTCGTCGATGTACACATGCCCGTGGTAGCTCTGCGCACTGCGGGAACTGTTCGACAGGAAGTGCAGCTCTGCCTTGCCGTGGGGGGTGTGCAGCACCATGGGGTTGCCGGAGAGGGAGATGTCGAAGGCCTCGCCCGCTATCTGCATGATGTAGTTGCGGAACACCTGCGACTGCGCCTTGGTGGCGGATAGGAATATCTGGTTGTCACCCGTGAGGCAGGCGTTCTCGAAGGCCTCTTGCGCGAAGTACCATGTGGCCCCTATCTGCCGCGCCTTGAGCAGCATGCGGTTGCGGTGCGTGAGGGCCGCGCGTAGCTGGCGCTGGTAGTCGAAGTAGCGGGCGTGGAGCTTCTCCTGGAATAGGGCTGGCGTGAGGGCGGTGACATCGTTCTTGATGGGCCTGCCCCGGCGCGGGCGGCGTTCGGCCTGTGACGGTGCAGGGCCTTCGCCGTCTGGGGAGGGTGCACAGGCCCCTTCGGCCCCGCCCGCCATGCCTGCGGGTTGTTGCCGTGCAAGCTCGCCCTCGCGCAGGCGCAACCGTTGCAGCCGTTCCAGCGTCGCCACCAGAAGGTCTACCTCTCTCATCTCGCCGGGGGTCTTGGGGTCTCGTTCTGCCAGCAGCGTAAGGCGACGGGCCACGGCCTCTTCTGCGCCTTCGTGCGTGAGTAGCGCGTCCCAGTCTCCGGTGGCACTCCAGTGGTACACGGTACGCAACGGCACGTTGAGCGTATCGGCGATCTCTTTGGGTGTGTACCGCTTGAGGTAGAGCGAGCGGGCAGCCTGACGTATCTCTTCATGGTGCATCTTCATGATGATGCACTACCACGCAATCAACGCCCTATCTTATTGTTGTATTCCGTTTTGCGCAAAAACGGAACGCAATGCTTTGTCGTGTCATTGTGTCTATGTGTACAAAAGTAGTGTGTACACAGACAACACAACGCCACGGGGAATGCAATGCCGAAACTCACGACCGACTGGATGAAAGTAGCGCAGTCCGGCCCCACGGTGGACGGGCGCAACATCGACCCGGCGTGGCTGTTGCAGGCTGCGGAGACCTATTCCGTAGACACCTACACCGCCATGCTGTGGCCCGACCATTTCCGCTTCCAGAACTACGGCAAGGTGCTCGAACTGCGGGCCGACACGCGCCCCGACAGCGTGGTGGAACTCTACGCCCGCATCGAACCCAACGCCGCCTACCTCTGGAACAACCAGTTCGGTCAGCGTCTCTACTTCTCCATGGAGATAGACCCCAACTTCGCAGCCACAGGCAAGGCCTACCTCGTGGGGCTTGGCGTCACCGACTCGCCCGCATCGCTCGGCACCGACGAGCTCAAGTTCTCGCACCGGCGCAACAAGCCGGAGAGCCGCTTTCTGCCCGGCGCGGAGTTCCACGGCCTGACCGACGACGAGGAGGAGCGCGTGGACGGTCTCATCGCCCGCGTTCTGCAACGCTTCACTATCCATCCCAAAACACCCGCCAGCGAGGAACCCATGAAGAATGAACAGTATGCGGCCCAGTTCGAGGCGCTGGAACAGCGCGTGGCCGCGTTCGAGGCGCAGGTGGCAGACCTGAAGGCGTCGTTCGCAGCCACCGTCGCCACGTCCGCGCAGTCCCCGGAACAGGCGAAGGAACAGGCGAAGGAAGAACCTGCGCAGGGTGCCCCCGACTCCGCCGACGCCTTCGCCAAGCTCTGCGACACGGTGCTCAAGCTCTCGCAGAAGCTCGACGCCATCGACAGCCGCCTTGCCGCCGCCAAGCCGGGCGAGACCTTCAACTCCACCGCGCCCGCCGGAACCGCGCCGCTTCTGTAGGAGCCAGCATGAACGTCACCACCGTCCCCCTGTTCCGTTCCATGCTCGACCGCTTCGCCGTGGGGTACGGCGTGACCACGGTCGAGAGGCAGTTCACCATCGTACCGAGCATCGCCCAACAGTTGAGCGACAAGATCGTGGAGCAGAGCACCTTCCTGCCCAAGATCAACATCGTGCCCGTCGACGAGCTCAAGGGCGAGAACATCCTCGGCTACGCCAACGCCCCCGTGACCGGACGCACCGACACCTCGCAACCCGGCAAGGAGCGCGAGCCGCGCAACGTGCTGGGCATGGGCCGCTACGCCTTCGAACTGCACCAGACCAACGCCGACGTGGCCCTGCCGTACCGCCTCATCGACGCATGGGCCAAGTTCAAGGACTTCGCCGAACGCTACGCCCGCTACGTGCAGCAGCGCATGGCCAACGACATGGAGATCATCGGCTGGAACGGCACCAGCGCCGCAGCTGACACCGACGCCGCGACCAACACCCTGCTGCAGGACGTGAACAAGGGCTGGATGCAGTACATGCGCGACAACCTGCCCGCCAACATCCTCACGCAGGGGAAGACCGCTGGCGAGATACGCATCGGCACCGGCGGCGACTGGGACAACCTCGACGTGGCCGTGAACGACCTGTTGCAGGGCATTCCCCCGTACATGCGGCACGACCTCGTGGCG